CTATGCCCTCCCATCAGTCTTCATCCGCTCATATTTAGCTTTCAAAAGCTCAGCAGGTGTCGGCCCCTTTGGCGATACTGGCGCCGCCAGCGCTCTACGTACAGGCGGAATCGGCTTCCCAGCCAGCACCCGCTTTTCCCACATATCAAGAATATCGCCAGCCTCACGCTCGAGCTCTTTGTTACTCAACTGGCCATCAGTTCCCCGTCGCCGCAGCTCAAGACAGATGTGGTAATAAACCGGCTTCGGCCAGGGATACTGCTCACTGCTCGGGTACCGGAATACCAGCTTACGCCACTTCCAGTATTCAGCCATGACGTCAGCAGTGGTGATCCCCAGCACGCTGCGCCCTTCCCTGCACCACTTGATGAACTGGCCAGGCGATGGCAAGAATGGACGCTCCTGGCGACGCACCATACGCATGCCGGCTTCAACCTGCTCCATACTGGTTATCCCATTTTCTTTGAAGGCCAGCACCCACTGGCGGCGGATTTCGTCAACGTCGTCTTGGCTTCGGTTAACCAGGCTTGCCGGAAACGCGGCCGCCAGCTGTACGAACAGCCCGTTGATAATCTGAGCCACCTGCTGCGTTTGCTCGCGTTCGGTGAACTGCTCAGGCAGGTTGTGTGCCACACGGCGTGCCTGTTCCCGGTCAAAATCGCGAATACTCTCGGCAAGGTTTTTCATTCCAGCACCCCGTCAATCCAGTCGGTGTTATGCAGGTCGATGTTGCCCCGGGAAGGTTTTGCCGTTCCGGTTGCACGCAGCCGCTTGGTAGTGAGCTGATCCCACTGCTTGCGCAGACTCGAAGGGCTCAGGATGTTGTCTTTCCAGAACTCGTCCCGGTTGGCCCACTGGAACAGGTCACAGATTTCGTAGTGAGTACGCTTGTCCTGGACGCGCATCAGCCTGATGGTGTTTGCCCATTCAGCCCAGTTGGGTTCGGATAGCGATGCGTTGACGGTGAGAAGCCTGTCGTAAATCCAGCGAGCGGCCTTGAGGTCGTCAGCGGATCCCCATGATTTACCCGCCGGGGTGTATATCCCGGCGGCAGCTTCTGGGTGGCGTGAGAGAAACTTTTGAGTTTTCTGGTTTCGGGATTCGTCAGAATTCCGAGACGAGGATCTTTTAATATTGTTCTTGTTATAGTCTTGGGTGTCTACCGTTTCCGGGAAGGTTTTTCCCGTTTTCGGTAACACTTTTCCCGATTTCGGGAAGACTTTTCCCGTTTTCGGTTTGTCTAAAATCCAGGCTGAAAGGTCAGTATTTATACCGACCGTTTTCATCACGCCCTGTTTCTGACTGAAGATAATTTTGCGTTCTGCGAGTGACTTGAGCGCATCAGAAACGTGGGAATCACTCAGCCCTGTAAGCTCAGCAATAACCGTGTTCGTAACACGGTCCTGTTTCTTGTTCCAGCCGTAGGTAAGCCAGATCACCGCCTCAAAACACTGCCACTCCCGGCCTGACATTCTCAGACGAGGCTTGAGCTGTTGGATCTCGTTAGCGACCTTGGTATACCCGTTCGACAGGTCGGCCATACGACCTCCCGGTTGTTCGGTTCTGTTGGGGAAATTGATAATTTCAGCTGTGTTTGACATACTTAGCTCCGCAATTACACTCCGTTTTTGCACCTGAAAGCCGTTGGTGTTCGAGCACCGCGGCTTTCGCCTTTTCTGAAGTCTTCACATTGCCCCCAGCATGGTTGTCACCATCGCCAGCAGCGGCGCCGTAAGGTCCGGATCGACACGGAACAATTCAAAAATCCCCTCGCCTAACTCCTTTAGCTTTTCCTTCTTCGGTGCATCGAGCATCAGAGCTTGCTTAGCCTCACTCACTTCTTTTTCTAATCTGGCCATGCGATACGCAAACGAGTCGTTCTTTACGACACGGTCGCGGTACCGAATCGGTAATACAGACATGATCGCGGGCACCAGATGTTCGACGTTCTTTCGGTACGATGAGGAGTCTTCTTTGTTGTCGAGCCAGCGGAACAACTTCACGTTCCAGACATCGGCCTGGCCTGAGAAATCCACACCATCAAGTTGAAGTTCTTCCGCCGCTTCTTGGATTTGAAGCGCAACAGCTACGCGCCCTTCTGCCGCTGCCCACGCCCGGACTGCAGAACAAATATCTCGATGATCAATATCCCGCTCTGCCGATTCGCTTTGATGACATGGGAATATCAGTGGATTAGAGCAAGCTCTGCTACTCTGTTGAACTGAAACAGTATGCATTGTTAAGGCTCCTGTTTAGGTAAACCATCTGTGGGGTTTGGGTAAAGATCTGGGCGCAGTTCGTGAGGAGTGACGCCGGTGACTGCATAAATTTGCAGGACGCGATCTGCAGGAACGACACCTCTATAGCGATTCCGCCAATGGCTAACAGTCATGGCGCTTACGGTTAATAATTCGGCTAAACGGGTGGCGGTTCCTGCTTTGGTAATGGCTTTATCAATAGCATTCATAATTGGCTCCATTGGCAATGATCCAATTAAACAAAATGTTTAATTACAAGTCAACATTTTGAATATTGAGCTAATAAACTTTTGGTTTAGAATTTGCCCATGAAAGAAAAAACTCATCAGATTAACCACCCCCAAGTTCAAAGGCTTAATGAGATCCTTGAGCTTAAGAATTTGACCAAGTCAGACATGGCACGCATTTGTGGGGTCAGTGCTCAGTCGGTCAATAACTGGTTCGTTCGTGGGACTATTGGGAAAAGCTCAGCCATAAAGCTGGCGGATGCGCTCGGGGTAAGTCTTGAGTGGATTCTTGGCCAGGAAGTTGGCGAAAAGGACGGACTCAAGCCGGACGAACAGCGCCTGTTGGAGCTCTATAGGCAACTACCGGAAGAAGAGCAGCAGAACATGCTTCGCATATTTGCGCTTCGCCTGAAAGAACTGGATGAGCTTTATGAGAAGTACATGAAGGGACGTATAAAATCATAACAAATCAATGTAGTAGGCTCTAAGATCACTGATGTGACTTTATTCGCCCTCTTTCACTTAAGTTATCAAACTAAAAGAATGTACAAAAAATGGACGAAAATAAAAAAGACAACGTTGAAAAACAAGACGAAAGTAACATATCAAGAGCCCTTTCAGTACGTATGGAAGAATTTGGGGATTATTTTTTAAGTAAGGAAAATAAGCACGGGGAGATGGTTTGCCCTTTGTGCAGAGGTACTGTGTGGGGTATACCTCCTAGATTTGACTCTATCGAACACCCGGCTATCGTGACTTATCCATTACCCAACTCCTCCGGACGCGGTATCTGGGCTTATCCTCTTATTTGCTCTGGATGCGGTTTCATTGCCACATTTTCTGCGTTTGATGTTTCAAAGAAGATTCGGGGATAAACTCTTATGGCCGCTGTTTGTTTAGACACAAACTCGATACTAAGACTAACTGTAAGTGATTCTGAGATTTTCGAGGCATTTCCGAAAATTGAAAATCGCATCGGTGACACGCCTTACACTCCCGATAAAGCTACTGTTATGTTCATTTCAACTCAGGCAACTCAACCAGATAAATGTCTTGGTCTGGCGGCACTTTCTGTAATAATGATATGCTTGATTGGTGTTATAGTTAATGTATTAGGAGGTAAGGTCATGCGCTACATCCCCTTGTACATAGCTCTTTTACCGGTGTTGTATTGGATGCTGAAAATCGGTTACGCGTTTTTTGTTGTGAAGTTTCATAAGCTACAAGCTAGTTCTGCATACTTTAAGCAGGAAGACTAATGCCTAACAATAACCTCAAAAACACAGCTAAAAATGGCCTTCCGCTCGTTATAGCAAGCGTATTATGTGGATACGCAACTAATGCAATTCCGGTCTTTTTCCCCGAAGGTGAAACTAGGGAATGGGCGTATCGTTCAATACCTTTCTTGTCGATCATGATTTTATTTATTATCAAGACATTGAAAGATTTTGGCAGTATGTCCTTTAGCAAGCTTGCTTTTACAATATGCGCCAGTTCTGAGAAGAAGCGGCTATTGACGATGATAAATGATTCTAATCTGAGCCAAGCCACCAAAGATGACGCCAGAAAGCGTTATGATGAAATCGGTCGTCAAGAACTTGAGCTTGGCTCTCGAGTTTTGAAGTATATTTCACAATGGCCTGTTATGAACAAATCGCCAACTCCACCGTCTGCAGATTAACATCCGCTCTCAACCCGGCCACCGCGCCGGGTTTTTTATGGCCTCTCACACCAGCTCTGCTCCCAAACTAACGCCCCCAACTCCCCGATCCCGACCTTAATGTCGGGATTTTTTTTGCCTGCAACTCACAGTTTCTCAACCTAGCGACCCGGAGTTAAACTTTTTGTTTATCTTACCTTACTCATTTAGTTGACACTGGTTTAAACATTGTGTTTAATCTATTTCACCAAGACGCACTACGAACCACCAAGGCAGGACGCCCACGAAGTAGCCGCCGACGGCATACGAACAGTCGGATGAGGTGGAGAGATTAACGCGCATCAGGTGTAAACGTTCCGCTGGCCGGCGATAAGGCAAACGAGGGTGAGAATGAGATTTGACCAGTTATCAGAAGATTCAAAGCAAGCAGCACGCAGGGTGCTTAGCGAGCTGCTTTTGAAAAACAATGCTAGCGCCGAAAGAATTGCCCAGGCATTCACTGATATGGAGCTCTACGAAAACAGCCCCTTACGCTATGAAGTGGCCAAGCCAAACGGCGGCAATCAAGCATCCTGAAGGTATCCATACCATGAATCAAATCGGCAAACAAAAACAGCACTATTCCGAATGGATTGAGCTACATGTCTTACCTGGTTTGCTACGGTTTCTGGTTCGGTTATTGAGTTTGAATTTAAGTAGTAAGTCGCATCAGGTAGTTTCAAGCGGCGACCAGAATCAGCAAGGATAGTCCTGGAATAACCGAGTGCTGATAGACGCTCATGCAGATTTTCATAGTCCTCTGCACTGGCCCCATACATTTCAATACGAGCAACGAATTGGGTCATATTATTTTCCTTCTTGGTTGTGTGGAAATACCAAGATACCACCGAGCCTGAAGTGGTGAAAAGACAGGCATAACAAGGAGATCAATATGATTGATTACGCACGCAAACCAGGACGGCAGCAGGCCGTAAAACTTAACTTGTTCGAAGTGATTCTTCGCCGCTTGTGCTACCTGCTGGCGCAAAAGGGGAATCCAGATGTGTAACTCAACGAAATGCGGGTACTGCGGCAAGCCGGTTGAACCGGAGAAAGTAGTCAAAAGTACCCTTCTCTATCGCAACGGCTCACAGCTGGCGCGCAAAGAAAAAGAATACTGCTCTGAACGTTGTGCTTCGTACGACCAGATGGCCCACGAGGCATAACGTAAAAGCCGCGCAAGGCGGCCCGTACGTCCGGTGCTCCCGACCAAAGTTACACCGGAAAACAACTAAAAAACCAAAGTTCACCCAATGGGCGCTATCTCTGGCCCGGGGATCTTACATCCAAAAAAGAGGATCTCACATGGAATTTTTCTATGTAGTGAAGGCTACGCAGAAATCTGGCAAAGAAGACGCAGTGATTTGGTTCACTGCTAAATCAGAAGCCCGTGCTAACCTGCAGCTCGATGTTGAGCTGGAAGATGCTGGAATTGAAACCGGCCGCGGTAAGGATTACACCAAACCGGTTCGCACCGATTTCCCGGTCTACGACGACCTCCCGGAAGAAAGCACCGTGGATTTCACCTGGTGCAAACGCTACGCCCTCCAGGACGATGGACGTACCTGGCTGCCAAAGGCTGGTACTGAGTCGACTGCTGCCGTGGACAAAACTGCCGAACCGGAAACGGCCGTTAAAGTCGAAACTACCGTCGATAGTGTCCCACTTGAAAACCGCACTCCAGCGGTCCGTTTCGCCGTACACCTGACCAGCGACAAATACCAGCCACACATCACTAAAGAGCAGCAGCTGGCTGCCAGTGAAATGTCACTGGATGAAGGCAACACTTATCTCCAGAACCTGCTGCTGGCGAAGAACGACATCCCTGAAGTTGCCGAACTCAGCCTGAATGCTGAGTGGAAACTGGTTCAGGCGATAAAGCAGGTTTTCGCGCCAGATAAAACGCACGAAGCTGAAGTTATCGCTGCATTCATGGCTGACTGGGCGAGAGCAGATGCCGGCAACCGCAATCAGTTAGTTGAAGAGTGGAGAAGCGGAAAGCTTAATCTTCTCAAATCAGAAATCACCAGCGAGACCGGCATTACAACCGATCAGGCTCCAGAACCTGATAACGGTATCCAGATTGACGAGAATGATGACGAAACCACTCGTTATCCGGTCGTTAGGATGCCCTTCCGCAAGCAGCTACTCGCCCAGTTCACCGCGGACGAACTGCGTCACCACTTAACCCGCGAAGAATACGAAGGTATCAGCGCGCTGGAGATGGACACTGACAACAGCTATGTCCAGAACCTTCTGCTGGCGGCAGAAAACTGCGAAGAGGTTAAGGGTTACGATACCAAAGACCTTTGGCGGTATACCGACGCCATTCGCAAAGTGTTCAGCCAGGAGAAGCGTCACGAACTCGCTTTGGTTCTCCAATTCACCAGAGTCTGGGCTGCGACTGATTACATTGACCGCGGCACCCTGGTGCGCGAATGGACGGATGGTAATCGCATTTCTGAAGTAGGCTCTCCTGCACCTTTAGAACCAGCAAAGCCAGAAACTACAGAATCCTATAAACGAGCTGTTGCCCAGAACATGGCGAACCTGAGCATTGAGATCGCGATTGCTCTGCTGTACCCAGATGCAGTACCGGGACAAATCAACCGTACGCAACTCCTGGCCGCCAAAGAACTCGCTGACAAAAAAGATGAGTCGCACACCAAGGCTCTCAAGGTTCTTGGTAAAACTACCGACATCCTCGACTACGACGCCAACAGTATTTTTGGAGTTACCCGCGCTATTTCATGGTCTGGAGAAGAAAGCACAACCGAACTGCGTAGCCAGGTGCGTGAGTGGTTCACGGCGAACGGCATCTATGAAAGCGGTGAGCGCTCTAAAGGCTATCCAGAATGGAGCGAAGACTCCCGCGCGGTTCGTCATTCCACAGTGGAAGAACCAAGTACTCCAAGCCAGCCAAAGGTCGCAAACCTTGGCAGCGGCGTGTTCTCCATCGATGGTCTGATGGTTGGAAATACCGCCCCGGTCATCGATATCCCCTCAAATGAAGTCGAAAAAACGGAAAACACAGCGGAGACCACCAGCGATGTGCAGATGGAAACGGCTAAGCCAAAGAAAGACGAAGATGTTGGTTCGGTACCACCGGGCGAAAGCACTGATGCAGCTAATTCGCAGACAGATTCCGTAGAAGCAGATCAGTTGCAGGAAACAACAATTGACGTTCAGGAATCGAACCCAGAATTGGAGTTCCCTGCATACTTCGAACCTGGCCGCTACGAAGGTCTGCCGAATGATGTTTATCACGCAGCAAACGGTATTAGCTCAACCCAGGTGAAAGATGCAAGGGTCAGCCTGATGTATTTCAATGCGCGCCATGTGGCTAAAACCATCCCGCGCACAGCATCCAAAGTGCTGGATATGGGAAATCTCGTACACGCCCTTGCACTGCAGCCGGAAAACCTCGAAGAAGAGTTCAGCGTAGAACCTGAGATCCCGGAGGGTGCTTTCACCACCACCGCAACTCTGCGCGAGTTCATCGACGAGTACAACGCCAGCCTGCCGGCGCTGTTAAGCGCTGACGAGATTAAAGCGTTGCTTGAACAACATAACGGCTCCCTTCCCGCTCAAGTGCCGCTTGGCGCGAGCCTGGAAGAAACGGCTCAAAGCTATATGGTTCTCCCAGCAGAGTACCAGCGTATTGAAGAAGGCCAGAAGCAGACAGCAACGGCAATGAAGGCATGCATTAAAGAGTACAACGCCACCCTGCCCGTGCCGGTTAAAACCAGCGGCAGCCGTGATGCGTTACTTGAGCAATTAGCATTCATCAATCCAGACCTAGTGGCGCAGGAAGCGCAGAAACCAACGCCGTTAAAAGTGTCCGGTACCAAAGCAGACATGATCCAGGCAGTTAAATCAGCTAAGCCCGATGCCGTGTTCGCAGACGAGCTGCTGGATGCCTGGCGCGACAACCCTGGCGAAAAGATACTGGTTACCCGCCAGCAACTGGCCACAGCGCGGGCAATTCAGTCTGCACTCCTGGCGCACCCTACCGCTGGCATGCTGCTGACACATCCAAGCCGCGCGGTTGAAGTGAGTTACTTCGGCTTTGACGACGAAACAGGTTTAGAAGTGCGTGTACGCCCTGACCTCGAGATTGAACTTGACGGCGTGCGAATTGGCGCCGACCTGAAAACCATAAGTATGTGGAATGTGAAGCAGGAAAGCCTGCGCGCCAGGCTGCATCGGGAAATCATTGACCGGGACTATCACCTCAGCGCGGCTATGTATTGCGAGACCGCGGCGCTGGACCAGTTCTTCTGGATTTTCGTCAACAAAGACGAGAACTACCACTGGATCGCCATCATTGAGGCGTCCACCGAACTGCTGGAACTTGGCATGCTCGAGTACCGCAAAACGATGCGCGCCATCGCCACAGGTTTCGATACGGGCGAGTGGCCAGCACCAATCACTACCGATTACACCGATGAACTGAACGACTTCGACCTGCGCCGCCTCGAAGCGCTGCGCGCTCAGGCTTAAGGGGGATTTATGCATAACACTAACGTTACCGTTGCTGACCAGAACACCGTTATTAACTCCAACGTGGCTTTGTTTGATTCCCAGTATCTGAACGCCATCAGCACTTTTGCGCAGATCATGGCGCAAGGCACCGCGACCGTTCCTAAACACCTGCAGGGCAATCAGGCCGACTGCATGGCTGTAGCGATGCAAGCGGCACAGTGGCAGATGAATCCCTTTGCCGTGGCGCAGAAGACGCACCTGATTAATGGTGTACTCGGGTACGAAGCGCAGCTGGTTAATGCCGTCATTTCACGCAGCGGCGTGCTGGCCAGTCGTTTTGATTATGAGTGGTACGGACCATGGGAAAAGGTTGTTGGAAAATTCCACATCCGTAAAGGCGACAAAGGCGAGTACCGCGTCCCGGGCTGGACCCTGGCTGACGAAGCCGGGATCGGCATTATTATCCGCGCAACCCTGAAAGGTGAAGATCAGCCAAGGGAACTCGATTTGCTGCTGGCTCAGGCCCGAACCCGAAACTCTACCCTGTGGGCTGACGACCCTCGCCAGCAGCTGGCGTATCTGGCTGTCAAACGTTGGGCGAGATTGTTCTGCCCGGATGTGATTCTGGGCGTTTATACCCCGGATGAACTGGATGATCGCCGTGAAGAAAGAGAGGTAAACCCCGCACCGGCGCAACACGTAAGCCTTGCAGACATTTCAGGTGACAACGTCACCAATACTCAAACTACTCAGGAATCAAGTCAAAACATCGATGCCCTTGCTGATGATTTCCGAGACCGCATCGAGGCGGCTCAGGATGTGGATAGCGCTAAGGCTCTGCGCGCAGATATTGAAACCGTGAAAACAACGCTAGGTTCTGCCCTGTTCACTGAGCTGAAAAACAAGGCCGTGAAGCGTTATTACCTGGTTGATGCGCGGAACAAAGTCGAAGCAGCCATCAATTCCTTGCCACCTTCAGATGAGCCGGATGCAGCTGCGCGGTTCGCAGAAGTAGAGCGCGTTCTTGCAGCGTCGAAACGCCATTTGGGCGACGAACTGCATGGTCAGTTCAGCATCACCCTGGCGGATATGAAACCGGAATACGTGGACTAACGAGATCGGGAGGGGTAACCCTCCCTTAAGGAGAAGAAATGCGACTGATTAATAGAGGCAGTAAGCAATCCCCTTTGGCTCGCCAGGCATGTGATATCGCACTCGCAGCCCACCAGCAAAGATATGGTGACTATGGGCGCAGCAAGATGAAAGAGACCTACACGGTGAGAGTGGAAGGCGTGAAGGTCTGGGTTGAAGTGGTCAACTGCAAGGCAAGCTACGTGGCCACAGCAATGACCGGCATGCGCCGACTGCGTTCCCTGCCCGGCCAGGCAAACTGAAACTGAAATATCAACGACTAAATACCGGCATATCTATACTCATGCCGGTTACCTGAGGTGAACCATGTCGCAGGTAATTTTTAACGAAGAATGGGTTGTTGGCGCAAGGCTCACAGAAAAAACAGGCCTGACCCAACGACAGATTGAGAAGTATCGCCAGGGCTGCTGGGTGGAAGGTGTCCATTTTAAACGGATATCGCCTTCTGGAGAAAAAACCTTGCGTGGCACAACCTGGTATAACTATCCGAGAATTAATCAGTTAATAAGGGATGCGTAAGATGGCAGCTTTGCCTACGGGTGTCGAAATCAGAAACAATAAGGTTTGTATCTGGTTTATGTACCGGGGAAAGCGTTGCCGCGAAATTCTTAAAGGTTGGATTAACACCCCGGCGAACATCAAAAAAGCCGGGAATCTTCGGGCTCTGATCGTTAGCGAGATCAACCTTGGAGAGTTTGATTACAATCAGCGCTTTCCTTCATCATCCAGAGCAAAAAAAACCGTAACTACTGTTTCAGTTCAAACCTTTTCAGAGCTGTGTGAACTGTGGACAAGCATTAAAGAAACCGAAATTAGCGCGAACACGATGCGTAAGACGCGCTCACAACTCGGTACGTTAATGCACATCATCAACGGAGATACGCCTGTTTCAGCTATACGCCACAGCGACATTCTGAAATACAGGAAGGAGCTGTTGAACGGTGAGACACTTTACCTGGCAAATCCCAGAAGCAACAAACAGGGACGCACTGTGCGTACCGTGAACAACTATATATCGCTACTGTGCTCCCTGCTTCGGTTTGCACACAAATCAGGCTTTATAAGTGGCAAGCCCTTTGAGGGGATCAAGAAACTACACAAAGGGAAAGTAAAACCGGATCCTTTAACGAAGCAGGAGTTTAGTTTGCTTGCGGAGTCCGAGCGTGGCCAAGGCCTCAATATGTGGACGTTCGCAGTTTATACCGGTGTCCGTCATGGAGAGCTCGCAGCTCTTGCCTGGGAAGATATCGACTGGGAAAAAGGTACGGCTCATATACAGCGCAATCTTAATGCCTTGGGCATGTTCGGCCCACCAAAAACCGAAGCAGGAAACCGGGTTATTACCCTTTTAGAGCCGGCACTTGAAGCCTTGAAAGCACAACGCAAGCTGACGGCGCTGCAGCCAAAAACCGAAATTGTCTTTAATCATCGCGAGTATGGCGCAGTGGAACATCAAAGTCTGCGATTCGTTTTCATACCCAGGATGCGCAAGGGAGAACAGAAAGCCTACTACTCTTTATCGAGCATAGGTGCGAGATTCAACGCAGCTGTAAAACGTGCTGGTATTCGCCGCCGGAATCCGTACCATACGCGGCATACTTTTGCCTGCTGGCTGTTATCTGCCGGCGCTAACCCGTCTTTCATAGCCAGCCAGATGGGGCATGAAAACGCGCAAATGGTCTATGAAGTCTACGGTGCGTGGATTGAAGAAATGAATGGCGAACAGGTGTTGATGCTTAACGATAAGCTGGCACGCTGA